GGATGTAGTCGTCCATGTCAAGACGTGAGGGTGCATCCTCATCACGTTCATCCGTGTAGGTCTTGATGAACTTCGTGATGTCGTCATACTCCTTGGCGTGCGTGGTCCAGTAACTGACACTGGAAATCTGGCGCATCCACAAAATCTCGCTGCGGATCATGAAGGCACCGCTCAAGGCCAGCGTGTCGGTGTAGCAAAGCGTGGGATAGTTGTTGGTGACATCATCCCATGTGCTGCCGTTGTACAGGTACTTGTGGCAGGTGACGGACGGGTTGGACATGTACTTGATGAACACACCCGACATCCATGTGGGCGATTCAAAGGTGCTGCCGTTGTCGGCCTTTCCGTTGATGTCGACAAACACCAGCATCTTGGTGTTGGTGTCGCCCATGGAGTTCCCCGCCACGTTCTCGATCACGTCACCGTACATCGGGCCTCTATCGTCACCGAGGTCGTAGTTGGTGGTCTTGGGGCACTCCATGTGGGGGTCGGTCTTGGTGATGTTCGCAGCGCCGTCAAAAAAGTCGGGCAGGACATCGTCATAGTCGTTTAATTTGCACTTGACCTTAATCTTGTTAAAGACGTCACCCAGGGACAGCGATGCGCTGTCGTCATAGTGCAGCCCCTTCTCGATCTGGACAAGTTGCCCCGTGGTGGTCGTTGACGTTGGGGCGGCGCTGCTGCCTATGGTGTAGCGGTACCAGGTCTCGGTGCCGTTGCCCGCCTTGACGCTGTCATAGTCCACGAAATACACGCCAAGGCCGTTGGCAGTAACGCTGCAGCCCAGGAACAGGGCAATCTGCTCCAACACTTCCTGGCACGTCCATGCGGTGTCGGCATCGGTCTTCTTCTCGTCGCTTTTTTTGTCGAAAAAGTTGTTCTCGCTGACGTAGAGTTTGTCCATGATCGCACCTGCATCGCCTGGGACGTTTGTGTTCCTTGGCACATAGAAGTTGTTGTAGCAGTGGCACTGCTGGAGGATGTGGTCTACGATTTCCCTGAACGAGCGCACCGCCTTGCTCTCGCCGACTGGCGTGTACTTGACATACTGCAACGTGCTGATGCCGTCGATGCACTCCAGTTCGATGGTGTCGATGGCCTGGTAACTCATGTCGTAGAGGTTGGGCGTGGCATACCCAACCCACTCGACGATGGCACCGCCGAGGCTGAGTTCTACCCGTGTGCCCTGTGCGGTAGGGCTGTAGATGTCGAACATGTAGTCCTCCGTCACTACCTGGACGGTTGCCCCCGTGCCCTTCATCGCCTTGTAGATGGTGTCGTCGCCGCTGTCCATCGTCGTGACAAACGGCGTCTCACCCATCGTGATGGGCACTACCGTATCGTTGTCGGCGTTGTACGTCGGCGACCACCCCGTGTAAATCCTCACGAAATGCACCACGTTGGTGCTATCTGCGAATTTTCCCTCGTATATCATGACAATTTCCTCGTTTTGCGGTTGTAGTTGTTAAGAACGCCTTTCAGTTGGGAACCTTGGAGGACGAATTCCACCTGCCCGCCTGCGTTGGGGCCTACCCCGCCGTCAAGCATGCGGAACAGCCTCGACTGCTGCCCCTGCGTAAGAATCATCTCACCGGCATTTGCACGGACATACATCTGGTCGCCGTGATAACTGTTGCCCTGGATGATACCACCCGAGGCATATCCGCTCGTCAGGCTCTTGATCTGAGCGACCATCGCAACCAGTTGTGCAAGTCCTGCGATTCCGAATGCCGCCCAACCGATAGGGCTGAGTTGTCCTGCTTGCTTCATGGCCAAAGCGAATGAAAGGGCGAGGTTGCCGATGGTCTGGGCAATCAGTCCACCGATCTGCATGCCCTTATCCTCCATGGCAGAACCGATGGCGCTCACCGCTTGACCTGCGGAACTGAGGGCCGCGCCCATCGCACCGATTTGCGCCTTTGTGTCACCGACATCGCTCTTGAACACGCTTATGGTGTTCATGATGTTGGCGAATGTCTGCATCGTCAGGTTGCCCATGTCGCCCATCGCTGTGCCTATGCCCTCGTAGAGTTCAGATGTGCGCTCAATCTCTTGATTGAGATACATCTGTTCTTTGATGAGTTTTGCGTTTTGTGAGTCGGGGATGTTCACGCCGCTGAGTTTGTTAGTAGTGGTTGGCTTATTCCCGAACAGGTCACCGAACTTGCCGAGATTGGCGCTGTCGGTTTTCTTCTTGAGTCGCTCGGTAGAATTTTCAAACTGCTTGAGCGCTTCTTTGGCGGCATCGATTTTCCTGTACAGGTCGGCAAATTGCTTCCCGTATTCCGCAAGTTGTTCCTCGCTGAGTTGGGTAACATCCACGTTGCCCTGCAATGTCGCGTTGAGTTTGCTGAGTTGGGCCTCGTAGTCCTTCAGAGATCCGGCAGTGTAGGACGGGGTGTTGGAGGACCTTCCCGCGCCGCCTTTCTTGCCTGTCTTCTTCGAGCCTCCACCCGTGGAAGCGGTGACAACGGGAGCGGCGGCAACGGGTTCGCCCTTCTGCAACCTCTCCAGTTCTTTGTTGTAGGCACGGATATTGTTGTTGCGCATGGCCAATTCCTCGCTCAGTCTCTTGACGTTGCCTTCCCATCCCTGGACATGGGTTGTCTTGAGTGAGTTTATCTGCCTTGCAAGCGCGTCTGCCTGTTCTTTCTCGTATTTGCGCTCATTGCGCATTTCGTTGATGACCTGCTGACGGGCCTGTTTATCGTTATACCTGCGTTTGCCGCTGGTGTCGGTGTCGTTCTGATAGTGTGCAAGCCTGTCGTTTGCTCGCTGCTGGATGCGGCTGTTGGACTTGGTAGCATGGTCGCTGATGCGGGCCTCGGCGCTGTTCCTCATGAGCAGGGCAATCCCTTGAAGCGCCTGATTGATGAGACCGATGAACGACTGGAGGAAGCCGTTGCTCTCACCGATGGCTGCCGTGAGGGTCTGCCAGGATGATGAGAGGCGGTTGAGTTGGGCGTCAAGCGTCTTGCCATTCACCTCGGCTTGAAGATGTGCCTCGCTGGTTCCCGTTACGGCTTCGGTGAGGTTCTTCACTTGTTCGGTGGAGTCGGCAAGGATGGCTGCGGCATTGTAGTTCCGCTTACCGAACAGTTTCACCATCTCGTTGGTGTCGCCCATGCGTGCATGGAGGTTTTCCAGTGCCTTGTCGAGACCAACGACCTTGGGATTAAGGTCATCACCCGCCGTGGTGCCCAACACAAGCAGCACGTTACGCAGCGCGGTGCCCGCTTCGGCTGCGTCAGGCATACGCTTTGCCAGTGCCTCAATGAGTGCCGTGCCCTCCTGGACACTCAGCCCCGCATTGCGGATGGCCGAGCCGCTCTTGGTGAATGCGGTGGCCAGATATTCGATGTTGCCCGCTCCGTTCTTGGAGCCAGCGGCCAGCACGTTGATGTATATCTCAGCCTCCTCGGCGCTCGCCCCCATCTGGTTCATGATACCGGTAAGAGACTCGATGGATGCCTCGAGGGGCATGACACCTGCCTTTGCGAGTGTTGCCGCGCTGCGTGCTATCGCGTCAAGAGCCTCGGGGGATTTCAGCAGTTCGGGCATCTTGCTGCCGATGACACCGTAGGAGTCAACAATCTGACTGCTCGATATGCCCATAGCCATCGCTGTGTCGGTGGCCATCTGCTTGACTTTGCCCATCACATCGTTGCTCAGTCCCGTCAACGACTGGAGGTGTGACATACTTGTCTCGAGTTGTCTGCCATTGGCAGCAACGTCACCGATGGCCTTGCCGAGCGAGGCCATGATTGCAACGCTTGAGCCTAATTTGGTGATACCGCCAAGGCCAGCACCGCCAAGTAGTCCGCTGACGCTCTTACTGGCCATCTGCGTCTGCCTCGAAAAGCGGTTGACGGATGATGTGGCACTGGCAAGGCTGCGGTCAAAACCAGCCTTGTCAATTCCTAATATGACTCGTAAATCGGCTTTAACGCTCATTTTGGTTCATCATTTTTTCAAATTGTTTTGCTTTTTCTTCAAGCCGCTTTTTGTCGGCATTGCTCATGGATGTGTCACGGGTGGCATGGTTCTCCTCCCAGGGGAAGGTGGCAATATCGCTGATGCTCATCTTCTTGGTGGAGTGGGTCTGCGCCCCGATATAGCCCACGAGGCGGGCCTGTTCCCATGCGTCTTTGGTTGCGAGATACAGGAAAGGCATCAGGCATCCTATCTCATACATCCTCATCTCGTCGAGCACATAGCCCGGTGGCATGTGGCCCTGGAACACGAGGATGGCATAGATTTCACGCGCCGTTAACTTTTTTTTTCGCCGACTGCCTCGTCATCACCGCCGTTGATGAGTTTGCGCATCTCCTCGTCATTCTGCAACAGGTCACGGAACGACTTGAGCACGGATGCATCGCACTCATCGAGGAACTTGTCCAGGCTCATGTCGATGCCGGGGTTGCTCGTGATGAGGATGGCATAGTAATAGCAAATCGTGTCCATCGTCGGCCCCAAATCCTGGGACTGGCCTTTTAATCCCTCGTAGAAGATTTGTGCCCGAAGCGACCACTTGATTTTGTAACTTTCGCCGTTAATCTTTACTTCCATGTGTTAGAAATTAAAAGGGGACGGGACACGCCCGCCCCCAGGGTCTTGAAAAAGGTTACTACACTTTTATCCGCCTGCGCCTGCGGCAGCGGTAGGAGTCAGCGGGCCGTCACCCTGCAACTGCACGGTGAAGGTGGCATTCTCGCCGTTGGGAGCGTTGACCTCCACGTTGGTGATCAGCACGGTGCCGGTATAACCGAGGCTCTTGTTTGAGGTGGAGCCGATGGAGCCGGTGTTGGCGGGTGTCCAGGTGTCGTCGGTGGTCTCGTCAACGCTGTCCTTCTTGTTGGCGTAGGGGTACGAGGTGCCGCTATTGCCCTCAATGCTGAAGGTGGCGGTCACCTTGGTCTGCGACAGCATCAGGTTGATGAGGTCTTGGTAGTTGTAACCTGCCCCGTCGTAACTGCAAAGGTTCTCACTGGAGGCCGACCACGAAAGGATTCCGTAGTCGGAACTCTGGAACTTACCGCCGTCATCCTTGGTTGAGGTCTGCTGGGTGTCGGTGCTGACCGTCAAGGTGTGGCTGGTAGCGAATGCGATTGATTTCACGGTGCCGTTGGCCTCCTTGATGAAGAGCATCATGTCACCGCCTTTGATAACGTTTCTACTCATTTTCTATCGTGATATCAAATGTTAAGTCCTGTAAATAACTTGTCTCGTTGTACATCTCGGCTGCATCACTCAGTGTGATGTCGCCGATGGCAACGCCTTCGTAGATTCCTGCCTTACCAACAAGTGCGTCGGTAATCGAGTCAGCGAGAAGAAGTCCGTCATCGTAGTCATTGGACGTTACCTGCACACTCAGCGTGGCGTGCTGTGTCTGCAGGAGCCGGTCTTTGGTGTCGTCCACCGTCAACGACGCACGGCGGTAGAGCGCAAAGGGCTGGGGAGTGTTCTCCTCTGCCACTACAGCGTGTGCGTTGAGGATGCCCGCATCTGCGAGTATCGCCTGTATTGCCTTAGTTAAGTGTAATCCCTTCACGATTTGCCTGTTTTAATATATGCTTCTTTAATGCTTCCTCGATATCCCGTGCTGCTTCGTGCTCTTTGGCTTTTACTGCCCTTTCAAACCATCCGTGTTTGCTCTGGTCCTTAAACCTCGGTCCCCTGTTGGATGCCTTACGCACAGGTATTTTCTCGCCTCTACCTCGGGTTCCTTTGGTCTTTCGGGGATTGTCGGGAGTCATCTCAAAGAACTTCAGCCTGTAGTCGCCCATGATGTGGACTTTGGCGGTCTCGGGATTCATGACTTCCACCTTGATGCCCCTTGCGAGGCTGCGCTTCTCGGTCTTGCCGTTGCGCCTGGTGTAGGTCGTTGTCTTGCGGACGTTGTGCCCAATCACTCCCTGGAGGTTCTTGACAGCCTGTTTCTTCACCTTGTTGGCGGCAGCCCTTAGAGCAGCCCTGCTGACCTTCCTCTGGTTCTTCGTGTCGAGCCTTCGGAAGAGAGCGAAACAGCGTGAAGCGTCTACCTGTATGCCGTCGTTGACCATTATTCGTTGATGAGTTCAGTGCGGATGAGGTATTCCCTGCGATGCGTTCTCCTGTCGATCGAGAGGATGCGATACTTGAGGTTGTCCCACAAAATGCGCATCGTCTCATCGACTTGACCGTCCCAGCGGATGGAGAAGGTGGTCACCCTACCGTGGAAGATTTCCCCGTTGTCAATCTCCCTGTCGCCACGGATGTAGTTCACGGCGGCGGGGAGGTTGGTGACAACGTCGGTCCATGTCTGTTTAGTGGCACCATAGATGTCACGCACCGTGTTAGGGCGCTGGATGGTTATCCTCTCGGTGAGTTTACCTGCCTCCATTGCAGCACTTGTTGAGTTGGCCGTAGTTGATTTTCTTACCAAGCAGCGCCATCACGTTGGCGTAAGGCACAACGTGCTGCTGTCCCGCCGATATACCCTCACGGTTCTCGTACAAGGTGGCTGCCTGCATGAGGATTGCGTTGTATATATCAGAGGGCAGCACACCGTCGTCACCGATGTACACCGATAGGCTCTTCACCTGCAGCGTATCGGTGACGGTCTGCTCGGCACTGCAGAGATAGAGAGCAAGCAAATCATCCTCATCAGTGGTGGAGATGTAGCTGTGCTTCTTCAGATCTGCTACCGTTGCGTATTTCGGTGTGTACTCCATTGTGATGGCAGATTACTTAGCCAGCAGATACGGTGGTGAACAACTTCAGCGAACCAGCACGAGCTACGTCGTAGTCGAAGTAGCTGTTGATGGTGATAACCAGCTCACCAGTACCGGCTGCGCTGTAGGGATCAACGGTCACGTCGAGTGCGCCCCACTGACCGATAATGAGGTTGCTCCAGTCGCCGTAGTAGCCCAGATTGGCAGCGCAACCGATGGTCTTGAACAGGGGAGTACCGTCTACGTTGCCAGCCTCATAGACAAGACGCGAGGTCTTGTTGTAAGTCATGGCACGGATAGCGGCGGCGGCTTCGGGAGATGCGATGTATGCAAATTTCTCACCAACTGCGAGACGCTCAACGGCAGCCTCAATACCAGTCAGTTTGGCCCAGTCAGTACCAACGGCTGCGGTCTGGCCGTTGCCGATGCCCTTGGGAGCACCAGAACCGGCGGCAGCGGTGCCGAACATGGTGGCGTTCAGCTTGGTGATGACAGCCTTGCGGAGGTCAGCCAACAGGGTAGCCTCGATAGCGGCGTTGTCCTGAGCGACCATCTGCTTCGACAGCTTGAACTGAGCGGTCAGGCGTTTGGGGGTCAGGTTAACGCTGGTAAAGGCGTAGGTGGGGTCAGCGGCCTGGCCGTTCTCGGTAGTCCATGCAACATTACCACCGCCCAAAACGGGGATGCGCTTGTCGTTAGTGAGACCTGTGTAGAATGTGGCACCAGCCTTCACGGCGATCAAATCTTCACGGATAGGGGCAAAGGCGTTGAACACGTCAACACCAATCGTGTCATCGTGTTCACTCGTTACGGTCACGGCTGCACGCTGCTGGGGAATGAGGATGTCACCAATAGCAGTGAGATTGGAACGGGACATCTCCTCACGGCCAGCGCGGATGACAGCTTTAACGTCCTCGCTCATTCCGTCAGTTGAAATGTATTCACGGATGGCACGGAGCAGGGAGAAGTTCTGCTTCTTCTCCTCGCGCACCTTAATGGAGCTGACCTTCTTGCTCACGGCATCCTGGCCAGCCTGGAGATCATTGATTGAACGCTTCATGCCTTCAACCTCAGCCTTCAGAGCATCAACCTCGGCGGTGTTGTCCACCTTGCGATCCTCAACATTTTCATTTTTCTTGTTCTCTTCCATCATCCCTCGCATGAGGGCACCGTCCAGGACAGCCTGGCGGGAGTCCACATTGGTCTGCGGATAAGCAGGGTGGATGACCACACTAACATCGTACAGGCCGTTAACCTCATCGACGTAGCGGATAAGCGCACGGCTATCCTTGTCGTTCTTCTCGTAGTGAACGCCGGTATCCTCGTCGCAGGTGTACGCAAACGAGCATCCACGGAAGTCGCCACGGCGAACACCCTGGAGGACGGTCTCACCGTCATTGGTCATGGGTGCCTCGTAGGAGAATTTAAGGCCGTGCTCATCAAGCGAGAGACGCAGGGAGCCTTCACCGTTGACTGAGCGGGCCACCATGCGGCTGTTGTCGTGGTCGATGTTGGCCACGACGTCGCTCTTGGCAATCAGTTCCTCGGTGATGCTTCCTGGCATCATCACTTCCTCAACCATGCGGCCCTTGTTCCAGTCGGGGAGGAACACGCTGCGCTGGTTGAATACGACTGCATAACCCTCGATGGTGCGCGAGTTCTCCAGCGCACGCAGTTGGCAGTCTTCGGTATTGCGGTAAATCTTTGTCATGATTTCTTCCTTGAGTTTTTCTTGGGTTCTGCCGGCGCTGTCGGCTCGCCCTTGATTTTCGCTGAATCGATGGGAGCGACGTTGCAAGTGATGAATGCAGAGTCACCGCCCTCTACAGGAGCGTGACCCTCGCGCATCCTCACCTCGTTGGGCGTAAGCACGCCTGCCGATATCATCTTGGTGTAGTAGTCGGCCTTGGTGCCCATGTCGCCGATATAGTAGTCGTCCAAGTCAAACTTGACGCGGTAGTCACTCAACAAGGCGTTGGGGATGAGTTTCACGGTGAGTTCGGTCTCAATCTTGTTGATCAGCGGGAACAGCGTGTCGGTCATGAAGGCCGTCTGCGCGCTCTCGCTGCCCTTGTAGTTGGTGCTTGATGACTGGAACACCCTGTCGGGGTGAACGCCGAAGAAGCGGCAGATGTCAAGCACGTTGAGGTTCTTGGATTCTACCAACTGCAGGTCGCTCGGCGACAATGACAACTGGTTGAACTTCATCGTGCCGGGCAATGTGAAAATCTTCGCCCCGCTTGTCAACTGTGTCGTGATGTTGTCCTTGACGGCGTTGAGTTGGTCATCCTGTGGGGCACCGAAGCCCTGCACCAGGTTGGAGTCGCCACTGATGAAGCCGCGCAGGGTGGAACCTGTGGCGAAACTGTCCATCTGCAGGCTGTCGAGATTGCCGCCAACACCCAACACCTTCTGCGCATAGGTCAGCGTGGACACGCCCGTGAAGCCTCCGTCAAGTGACAGGTTCTTCAGGTGGATGATTCGCCAGCCCTCGCATGTGGTGAGGAGGTTGTTGACATCATCATTGATGGTGTAGGTATTGCTATCCTTGTCATAATCGCAGTTACCATAGGGAATGAGGTAAAGGCGGGAAACCTCGCCATCTGCGTTGAAGTAGGGATAGATATAGGCATTGCCGTGAAGGAGCATTTCCACGACGGCAGCCTTCCAGAAGTCGAAGGAATTCACCCTGTCGTTGGGCTTGAGACGCAGAACGAGTTCAAGGGGGTGCTGCTCATCCACCTGCCAGTACTTGCCGATGCGGCGCTCGATGTCGATACCCAGGGAGGCAACAGTACCGCTGACGATATCGACGCAGCGCCACACCGCCGCCAACATCATTCCCGCGTTGGTGGTGGTGGAAACGGTGTAGGTCCTGCCGTTCACAGTGACCTGCAGCACCGGAGGCGCCGTGATTGAGCGCTTTTTGCTCTTGAAAATATCAAATATTCCCATATTTTCGTGCGTTATATTTATATGGGAAAGTGTTTAACACACCTATCGT